AAGCTAGACTTGTTGTATACACGCTTAAAGCTGTTATCCAACTGCTTCCAAAGACCCACTGATAAGCGGATATCATCTGGACCATCTTGCTTAATCTTACCACCTTGTCCCCACATCAAGTAGGTCTCAATGTCATTAGCTACTTTAGTCAAGTGAGCTGCTTCCATTGTAGTCAAGAAAGTACGGGTCAAGTTACCATTGTCAAATGCACGCTTAACTGCATCTTTACCCATAGTTTGTACCATAGACTCCAAGCTAGTAACTGAAGGATCCATAGTCTTGTCAAAGTTACGCCAGATTTCAGTTACAGGAATTGTACCATCAGCGTTCAAACCACCCTTCAACATCAAATCTGCACGAGAAGAGATTGAATAGTGTACGTGAGCTTCTGCACCACCTACATAGTTGTAGAATTCACGGAAACCAGCACCATACTGTCCGATATCAGAGAAACGCTCACCGTATTCACCACGAGCAGAACCTTTACGGAAGAACTTAGTACCAGATGCCAAGTATTTGTTGTCCAAAGAAACACCATTGCTGTTGTTTACCAATTGAACAGTGTAGATGAAACCATCACCAGTTGGGATGATATCATCAGCAGTGATGTACATTTCCAAACCGTTGTACTTATCATAAGTAACGATGTCACCATGACCAAATACACGCTTGTTCAATTTGATTTGGAAGTTAGTACCATCAATACCTTTAGTAGTATTGGTAGTATCTACATCAAGAACAACATAAGGAAGATCTTGAGCAACAGGAACCTGCCACTTGTACTCTCCACGAGCGTTGTCTACATTGATAATGTTTTTGCCACCAAAGCTAGAAAACTGGTACAAAGGCATTTCAACCTTTTGAGCCATAGCCCAAATGTCTACTGGACCTAAATCCATTGGTTCACTGCTTTTCAGCATGTTTACGAGGTGGTATGAATCTACGTGAGAACTAGCTTGGTAGCTGGTATCACGCAGAAATATACCATTGTTTAAAACTGGAGTTGCCATAATTATTTATTTATTTGTTTGTTTGTGTTGTTAAAAGCGTTTAAAAATGTTTGTTTGTCTTGGGATCTTACGCTGTTTAGGCTCCTCTTTTTCTTCAGGCATAGTACTAGAAATCTTTCTAGACTGCTCTGTTTTAAGTTGCCTTACAGTGTTTTCAACCACTTTGTTTTTACCTTGCTCCATAATCTTTGACTTATATCCTTCTGGATCAGCCAATAACCATAGTGCTTCAGCTACTAATGGGTAGTTAGGTTCTACAAATTGATGCTTCTCTAACAAATGACCCAATAGGTTTGTGTTTCTTCCTGAAATAGAAGGATAGTTAGGTTGTACAAGACCAGCATATAACATAGACTGGGTTTTCTTATCCAACTTAATACCTGCCAATTCAGAGGGTTTAAGAGCCTCATATACGTTATCCATATACGCAGCTGCTGCTTGCTCCTGTTGTGCCTTCATTTGCTCTTGTTCAGCAATCTTTTGGGCTACAATAGACTCTTGCATCTTATCCAACTTTGGTTTAAACTTATTAGCTTGTTGTTCCAACTTGCCTAAGTCTTTCCAAGTTACAATCTCCTCATCAATTTCTTCATCATTACCAAACCCAGTAGCACGCAAGTAAGAACGTACAATCTGTTCTTGATCCATCTCATCTGTAGGATCTAGACCACGTACCTCTTCTACTTGTGCTAATGCACCGAACAAACCTCTAAGATCTGTACCACCATTAGCTACGTACTGAGCAGCATACTGAAGTTCTTCAGGAAGTGCTTCAAAGAACTCTTTTGGAGTTTGCTCTCTAATTGCTCGCTCCTTTTCTTCAAAGTTAGCTTGCAAGAGCTCCTTCCAATCTTTAAGAGAGTATTCATCCATTGACTTATCATCTTCAAAGCCAATTAATAAACCCTCTTCAATTAGTTTAGAGAAGGTTTCTACCATACCACTCTTATCTACTTTAGGTCTACCTCCTTTGGGTGACTCCTCATCTTGGTCTAATAAATCATTAACCCCATCGGTTAACTCATTAAGAACCTCTTCAGTAGATTGAGTTGCAGGTTTGATGTTGCCATCTTCATCCTCCTCTTGTCTGTCTAAGAACGTTAAATCTGTTTTAGGGGTAGAGAAGAAGTGTGGCTTCTTTTCTTCCTCTGATGGAAGCACAATACTATCTGCTCCCGGAGCTCCACCGAAGATATCATCAATGTTGATATCTACTTGTTGTACGGTGGTTTGCTCAGTTGGTTTGGTTTCACTCATATAGTTGGTTATTTTATTTTGTACTGTACATTAAGAATATAATATATTACTTTTTATAAACTTTAAAAATTTGTTTTTAAAGCTGTATTTCTTGTAATATAAGGCTATTACTTCTTACCCTTCTCTGGCTTATCGTATTTGTTTTTATTATTAGGCATACTTAAAATATAGTCCATGTGTGCTTTTAGACTTATTTTTACAGACCCTAGTTACATGTGTATTTGCAATATTATAAAATCTTGCAGCTGCTGTAGCAGATTCAAAAAACTTATCTTCTGAACCATCTTCTTTTAAACTTGCTACAGGTTTTTTAATTTTAGAAATCATTCTATTTAAGCATTCTGGATTTTTACTAAAATTTTCTTTCATCTTTTCAGAATGTCTATTTCCAATTTCTATGCGTTTTTCTACTGGTAAATGTCCATAACCAAACTTAACACTTCCTTCTGCATGTTTTTCTTTCATAATATTAGAATGCTCTATATTCTTTTTAGCCCATGCATTAGATGTTTTAAGTGTATTATTTCTTTTAACAATGGAGGATTTAGACATTTTATAACCACAAGTTCCTTCTCCACCCATAGTATGATTTTTTAAATTACAACCTATACTTTTAAATAAACGTATATAACCTCTTTCAGCTTCAATCCAAGAATTGTCATCTACCTCATCTATAACTTCAATTAGAGGAAGCATATTAGATTTAGCTAAATTTTTAATCCAACTATTTAATCTATTTAATCTTCCTACTTTTCTTTTCCAATTGTGTTTATGTTGAGAATAACGTTTTTGAATAGTGGTTGCTGTTTTACCTACATACTTTACTTCTAAAGTAGTAGGATCTTTTAAAACATATATAAATACCATTATTTCTTTTTATTATTTTCTTGTTTAATCTCGTACTGAGTTTTATTAGTTCTTGCTATCTCTAATTGTTTATTAGCTATCTCTCTTTGTGAGGCTAGCTTTTCACGCTCAATTGCCATCTTATCCATGTTCATAGCTTTTTGAGTACTAGCAGATTCTTTCTTTAAATCCATTTGCTGCTGAAACTCTTCACTCTTACGGATATCTCTGATAGCATCTTGATAGTCAGATTGCTGGTTTTGGTTAATATCTACAGTAGATCCATAACCAGCAGCTCTAATCTCAGCAATAACAATATCATTCTGTCTATCCTTCTCATTCTCCTCAGATTCAAACTGCATCTTCATCATAGCTTCTTGAGACTTAGCTTGTAAAGCTTGTTCTTGCATAGCTTGTTGTTGTTGCATTTCTTGCTGACGTTGAGCATTTTGTTTCTCTTCAGCTGATTTAAGGATATGTGTAACCTCTGCAATAGACTCAGCCTTCATGATATTACCTAAATCATAGATAGAGGCACCTGCGGTGTTGTTTGTGATAGCCAATTGCTTTAACTGTTCCAGAGTAGCTCTGTGATTAGTTTTGGTTGTACAGAAGATATTAAAGTCTCTGAGCAATAAGTCAGTACCATTCATCTCAAAGTTAACTTTCTCATCAGTAGAAGTAATGTACTGCAATCTGATAGATGGTTTGGTTGACTGATAGAACTGGGCTAAGTCTGTACGCATCTGATGTACACGAGGCATTAAGTAATCACAGTGATTAATAAAGTATGTCTCTGTTTGTGCATAAGAGTTTGATACAGCAATTCTTACACCGGTAGCTGTAGCTTGTTCCACTTGTTCTCCAAGACGCTGTGGTGTAATACCTATTACCTCAAATGCCTGCTGCTTAAAGTAGTTAGCCAATTGAGTTCTAGACATCAAACGCTGTGTCTGTTCCAAGTTTAATACCTGATAGTGTTGGAAGTTAAGAGCATTCTCAGTGTTAGTGATGGATGTATCCAATGGTAACATCTGGAAGTTCTTCATTGCAACGTAGGCTTTTGCTAAGTTGTTCTTTCCCCAATCTTCTCCCAATGAATGTCTAGGTAAAGCATTCTGATCTAACATGATCACTGTACCTAACTCATCTACAAGGATATCAGCAATTTGGTTATTTACAATGTTATAACCAATCTGGTAAGGCTTCATTAAATCTACTAAAGATGTAGACTTAGTGTTTCTATCTGAGAATACGGATCCTTCCACTGGTAATTTACAACCGTACAGTGTAGCATCTCCTTTAAATTGGAAAGGTACACGTCCGGGTTTTGGCTGATTAATACCTAAGTAAATAGGGTTAATACCACCAGAGTTGTTATTCATACCAAAGTATGCAGGATAGTTAGGCCCAATCTTTACGCCACCCCATACCTCATTAATCCAAATCCAGTCAATATGCTCACCGGCAACCAGATTCTCTTTATTCTTATTCTTGAATAGTGTAGTATCATAGATAGGTTTCTGAGTAACTTTATATGACTCATCTACAACATCTTGGATAACTTGACCATTCTCATCAATCTTAGTTAAGTGTCCTACTTTACGTTGTGACTTCCAGTAAATGTGAGCCACCCGTAACATGTCTGTATTCTTGTAATCTACATAGTCTTCAGACTCAGACATAATGTAACTAACAATATCATTACCGGCAGTACTATTTTGCTCCCAGGTAGACATAAACTGTCTGTACTGTAATGAAGGCATATTAGTATTCCATTCATGAGACTTAGTAGCATCATAGTAAGAACCATCATTCTGATAACCCTGTAAAGGATAACCCGCTGCTCTTGTAGGATAAATAGCCTCCATAGAACGTAACTGATCATCAGTCATTAGGTAACCATACTTGTCAATGATATCTGCTACAGTGTATAACTCAATCTTACCTACCCAGTTACCCTGAGAGATATATCTTACATCAGGAGACTTGTGATAGAAAGTAACCAACGGGTTCCACAACTCCATCTCATAGTCATCCTCATTCATCTTAAAGTGCCAGAACTCTCTATCTGTGATTAACATATCACGGAAAGCTCTCTCTTCAAGTTCATCCATCTTAAATCTTTCCTCATCTACACGGGCTTGGTGTTCTGCCCATTCCTCTAACATAGATCTATAATCTTTCTTAAAGTACTGCTCAATCTCAGGTAATGATTTAAGATTCTCTGGAGCTAATGCTTTCTGGATTTCAGGATCTTCCATATCAGCACCTTGCTCAATCATACTCATAACCATTTTACGTTCAGCATCAGCTAATAGCTTCTGCTCAATCATGGCTCTTTTCTGCTCTAATAACTCATTGTATGAAATCTCATCTACGGCCCTAAAACTAACCCTTGTATTTCTTTTAGCAAATTCTGCTACTAATACATTAATTACATTGGGGATAATTGGGTAAAACTTTAACTCTAATGCTGACTGATCTTCTTTTGTAAGAACATCAATTAACTCAGCGTACTCTACATCCTCTTCTACAATATAATCTGTCCGGTCAATAATACCTTTAGCAAGTTTGTAGTTCTTAGAAAGCCTTCTGGCATTTCTACGTAACTGCTTCATACCCTGCCATTCTAGCCAATCAAGATTGTGAGCTGACCAATCATCATTTTTTTCCTTACGCGGAATAAACTGTATAGGTTGAGTTAAAGTAGACATACGGTTATGTTCTACCTTTGCTCCATTTTTTAATTGCAGTGCGTTAAAAAGTTGCATTTTCTTTTTTTAAATTAATTTAAATACTGTATCATTATTTCTAATACCAGAAAGTTTTCTTGTTAATGTATTAGGTCTCATATTCATACTGATAGCAGCATTTTTTATAGATGTAAATATCTCATTAGTTTTTGTATTAATTACTCTTTTTGAAGCTGTTTCCATAATTTTATTTTTTGCAGCTTCTGTATGAGATTTTCCATACATACCGTGGTTTACACCAGATATTTTTTCAGAGATTTTATTTTTAGTTTCTTGTGATAAAATTCTACCATATACACCTTCACCACCAAGAGTTAGATTACAAAGAATTCCTCCATCAGATTTTCTTTTATATAATGCTATAAATTCTTTTTCTTTCTCACAAGCTTCTTCCCAACTTAAATTATCCATAACTATGTCAACCCTATATTCCGTTTTAGAAATAATATTTTTCCAATATTTTGTTCTAGGATTGACAGAATTAGCTCTTTTATATTTTTCATCACTACCGATACCAATATAAAAGGGTTCATTTTTATCTAATCTAATATGCCTATAAAGATAAGCCATAGTCTGTAATTGTTGTGTTAGGTTGTTCTAATAATTCATTCATATTAATGTCTACAGTTTCCTCATCTTCATCAGAATAGTAACTGATATATGTTATATTAACTGTAACATTTTCCATTGCTGTTGTACTTATGCACCAGTTCATTATTTTAAATTTTTAAATGCCTGTTTTGGCCTTTGCATACCGCTAGAAGACCCGCTTTTTCCAATATGCCTAAAAGCCCCTACTTTTAATTTATATAAATCTTTTGACTTATCCAAACTTTCAGGGTTTAGTTCTCTACGTTTTAAATATCCACGGTTTGATTGTTGGATTTTTGCAAAGGCTACTAGAGCTGTAAATGCTACAAGTCTATCCACGTTTAATCCCTCTCTATATGCCAACATCTCTTTGATCAGCATAGGATCTGGTATTCTAGATACACCATATGTAGTCCTTACAACTGTACCATCTGTCTTATAATCATGGTCTGTTTCCTCTCTAAGAAACTCAATAGCATAAGATAATAAATGTGCTTTAAATAATGTACCAGTGTTCCTCCATCCATATTGCTGATATACACTAGCATTACTACCAATATCTTTTAAGAATAAGATTTGGTCTTTAGTAACTAAGTATCTCTGTTTTCTCTGAGAGATCATGTACTGAATAAATAGGGATACGTTATTCTCCACTAATGTCCAGGCATTATACCACTCAATAATTAACTCTAATCTTTCATGTGTTTTCTTGATATCATCAAAACGTCCACACCATGCTGCTACAATCTTATCCTGTTCTATATGCGTTTTCTGCTCTCCACCCTCTTCTCTAGATACTTCAACAGGAGCTTTATAAACAAAAATGGAACAAAGAGAATCAGAGGTAGTAGTCTTTCCTTCAGAAACCGGGTCAATACTTGCATAATACATTCCAAATGTAGGATCTTTTTTAGGTCTTTCCCACACGACCAAACAACCTGTTTTATCCTCTGTCTTTTTAGAGATAGGGAATTCATTAATAGGTAATTTGTTAGAGTCTTTAACAGTTAAGTTACTGTGTTCATCTCTATACAACTCTAATAACTCATAAGGATATTCTTTGTCTTCAATCCTCCTTAACTGTGCAGCTAACAAATGCACTGCAAATACAGACTCCCTCCTAAATGCAAATGCCTCTTCAATATTTGTAGGCTTCTGAGAAATACGTAACTGATACTTGTCCGGCTCAATCTCTTTCTTCCACTTAATCCTCTCTTCTTTGATAGCTTCTAAAGCACTGTCTACCAATGAGTTACCATACTTATCTACGTATGGCATCATTGACCATTGCTCAGGAATAAACAATCCAGCTGTACCAATAGTTCCTTTACCATCTAGTAGATTAGTTTCTACAGCAAAGATATCATTAGCCTCTGGGTTCATGATTAAGTTCTTTAGTGGTTCACACTGATCAAGATCACCGACAGATCCTGCTGCAATAAATACCCCGGTAGTTACCATACCAGATTGTAATGCAGGACGTAAGTATTCATATGTCTCCCCCATCTTAGGAGCAATACCTGCTTCCTCATGGAAGAAGTACTGACAAGGACCACCCACACCCGCTGTTGCAGATTTCTCAAATGACATACCTTGTATAGTACCCTTTAATCCTACCTCAGTTTTCTTATTACCTTTTCTTACCTCAATCTTTTGCTGCCATAGCATTACTTTATCCGGGTTCATAGGTCTGTACCAGGCTGTATGCTCATTCAGAAACGATGCATACTCATCTAAGAACTTCCATGTACCCTTATCATTTATATAATCTTTAAGTGATGCCCCTATCTTAAGGGTAACACCCTCTTCAAACCATAATGAGTTAATTAGTTTACCAGCATGAAAGTATGATGATGCAATCTGACGTTTCTTAAGAATAGCTACGTGTTTGTAGTATAGTTCAGCCAAGATCTCGTACAGAGCCATGTGGTACTGAGCATCCCGGACTTTAGCAAATCCAAACTTCTTCTCCTCTTTATCATAAATAGGTAGGAAGTTTAACCACATGTAGTAATCCCTGGTTAAGTACCAGACATTTGCTTTGTCTTTATACAATACACCTTTTCTGCATTTGTTTTTCTGATCATTCCAGTAATAGATATAATCTTTAGACTTAAATGGGGCAACTGTATAAAAGCCAAACTTGTTAAAATTAGTGGCTTCTTTGTTAAACAGTAGAGCTGTTTCATTAAAGTTATACTGACCCGGCTCTTTAAATAATGTCAAGACATACTCTCTCCACTCCTCTGGAGAAGAGAAGGTACTAACTGTCCATTCACCATTATCCCAGGTTGGTATCTCTATTAATTCACTCATCTACTAAACTATCAAATTCTTCTGGCTTTCCATCAGTCTTAAGAATCATATATAATAATGTATCAATTGTCTTAGATGTAATCTTAGACGGGCACTCTGCATTATTAAAATATGCTTCTTTATCCTCTGACTTAAAAGCACTCCAGTTTTTTGTGTAGGTGTTGTATGTAAACAACCATCCGTATAAACTATGTTCCATATTATTGATCGTATGCTAATCCTATATTTCCTCTTACCTGACTTTGCTGTTCTTCAGCTAAATCTTTATATGCTCCCTTAAATGATTGTCTGATCTGCTCAAACTTAGCAGCAGCATTCACTAAAGCCGTGATGTTACCATCTCTACCATGCTGAATCTCTGTAGTCTCCATATAATGGGCTAGTCTATCCAGCATAGACTTGATACCCACATACGTTCTGTACGTAGGAGTCTCATATAATTTCTTACAAGTATTCATACCCCGGATAACAAGTTCATCCTCAGTAGAAATATCCATATCAATCTCAGACATAATAATCTCTTCCTTCTCATGTTCAGGAACATTAAAGAAAGGGTTAAGATCTGGATTAGGACAAGTCATATAGAATAAGTATGTATATACTTTTAAATAATCATCCGGATATTCCGTCATTATATCATTAAGAGAGGAGATTGTATAGCAGTGCTCTGTTGGCACCACCTTATTATTAACTATATCAAATAGTTTAATGAGCATCTTGTTTATGTTTAATTAGGTTTATCACTTCTGCCTTAAGATAAGGTAAGTCATAAGGCACAATCTTTTTAACTAAAGGTTCTCCCTGATCATCTAGCTTAGTAATAGGGTTTCCAAACTTATCTGTACCATCTGTATAGAACAATACGTGGTGA